GAGATGAGGGACAACGATGCGTCTATTATAGAAGTGTCAGAGGATGCCAGCATCAGTGGTCAGTTCTATGATTACTTAGAAGAGTTCTGCCGTCATCTGCAACAGGCCAAAGACCGCGAAGAAATCCTGCTTCGCAAACCTTGGACAGATGAAGAAACAGGGAAAACTTACTTTAGACTGCGGGACTTTGAGAGTTTCTTAAAGAAAAACAAGTTCTTTGAATACAAGTCACACCGCATAGCGCAGAGACTGCGGGATATTGAGGGCTCTGCTATTCAGTTAAGAATTAAAGGACGGGTAGTTCGCGTTTGGGAAATACCAGCCTTTGATAACGCAGATTTTGATATTACTTTAAAAGATTTTGATACAACGGAGGTGCCGTTCTAATGCTGTTAGCCGATGGATTTGAAAAAGCCTTTATAGGCATAGCTCATAGAGCTTGTCAGGAAGATGTCGTGGCTTACGACTATGACAAGTGTATAGCCATTCTTTGTGAAAGGGACGGCATGGAGTACGACGAGGCCGTTGAGTTCTTCTGGTTCAACACGCTAGGGGCGTGGGTGGGAGACAAAACCCCTATTTTTATTAAGCCTATGGCCGACATAGAAGAGTTGTACGATGAAGAAATTTGAACGCAACAAAGAGATACGGCGTTTGCGAAAAGAAAAGAGGATGACCCTTGCCGCAATCGGGGCCAAGTTTGGTTTGTCCAAGCAACGTGTACATCAGATTGTACAGGAAAAATCTAATGTTTAGATACTTCGGACCCCCCGGAACGGGTAAGACCACAACGCTAATCAATCAGGTGGAGAAAGCACTTGGAGCGGGTATACTTCCCAACCAGATAGGGTTCTTTTCTTTTACCAGAAAAGCGGCCGAAGAAGCGCGGGACAGGGCGGCGGCAAAATTTAACCTAGACCCTAAAGAGCTCCCCTTCTTTCGTACTCTGCACAGCATGTCTCTTGCCATGAGTGACATACGAAACGAGCAGGTGATGCAGAAAGAGCATTACAGAGAGCTAAGTCAAATCATGGGCTTTGAGCTTTCAACCGACAAACGTATTGACTACAACGATGACATACCCAGCATAGTCAGAGCTAACGACCCTATCTTAGGTGTTATAAACCTAGCTCGCTTGCGTAAAGTAGATCTGCGAGATCAGTATAACGAGACAGAGCTCAAGCACTCGTGGAACACGGTCAACTATGTTGCCAAATCCCTGCTTGAATACAAGAAGCAGAACGAGGTCTATGACTTCACCGATATGCTTGAGCAGTTTGCACAAGGCGCAGACCGGTACTGCCCGCGATTTGCCCTGACCTTCCTAGATGAAGCGCAAGACCTGTCTGCAATGCAGTGGGACATAGCTCACGCATTAGACGCTAAGTCAGACCGTATGTACTGCGCGGGGGATGACGACCAAGCCATTTACCGCTGGGCCGGTGCGGATGTAGACCAATTCATAAATCTGGACGGCGGGTCTGAAACCTTGTCACAATCATACCGAATACCCAAAGCAGTACATTTTTTAGCTAGTATCGTAGCTCGGCGAATACGAAACCGGTATCCTAAAACTTACAAAGCTAAAGATTTTATGGGCAAGGTGCAGAACATCTATTCCGTCAGCGAACTAGACATGAGCAAAGGGTCATGGCTGATACTAGCCCAAGCCGGTTATATGTTGGCTCCCGTGGCTACCGAACTAAAAGCCGATGGCTACCTGTTCGACTACCGCGGCTCACGGTCCATATCCGAAAGAGTGAGCGAGGCCGTCAACGGCTGGGAGCAACTACGCAAAGGCCAACAAGTGACTGGCGCAGTGGCCCGCACTATATATAGTTATATGACCAGCAAGGAACGCATACACCGCGGCTTTAAAAAGTTACCTACGCTTGGTGATGAAGACATGGTGACGCTCGACCAACTAATCGCGGACCACGGCCTGATGCCACAGAAAGATCTTTTAACGCCGATACAAGACTGTATCTGGCATGAGGCGATGGATAACATACCGTCTACCGAAAGAGCGTACATCACGGCTTTACTGCGCCGCGGTGAGAAGTTCAATGCAGAGCCCCGCATCAAGGTGTCCACGATCCACGGGTCAAAGGGTGGCGAGGCGGACAACGTGGTATTGTTTACTGACCTGTCTACAGCATCAGAAGAAGAGTTTAGAAAGAACCCCGACGACACGCACCGTGTCTTCTATGTGGGGGTTACCCGTACCAAAGAAAACCTGTATCTTGTAGAGCCACAGGACCTAGCAAAGAGTTATGATTTGATATGAAATATGAAGCTTATTTTTTGTGTGATGTATGCGGGCATAAATGGAAAACATATTATAATAGCTACAAGTCTCTAGAACTGGGGGACACCTGTGAAAATTGTTTAAACCGACCGTCAGCTAACAAAACTTTCTTAGACAGTGTTGCCGAAACATATTTCATTAAGAGACTGGATAAATGAGCAGTGTGCCAAAGGGAGTTAAAATACAATGCTAAAACTTGAAATAATTCCGGGATTGAGACCCGAGGACAGCGAGTTTGATTGGGTTTACAAAGCACGTGATAAAGGGGAAGACCTTGAAGCAAACAGGGAATACCATGAGCAGTTCCCACCGCAAGTTGGTGACTTGGTTGTGGTTTTACACACGGCCTCTCATTACAAAATGCAAAAGCCGCATGTGACAAGAATTGAGGCCATAACAGACAGGGGAAGAATTGTTGTGGACCACGATCACGAGGCATGGGCAGGAAAATCATTCTGGAAGTCGGGGCAAAACTGCATGGCTCCAAAGGGGCAGTGTTGGTTGGTTCCTGCGGAACTTTATCAAGACATCCCGCTTACTAGGGAGAACGCCCGATTAAAGAGCAACGAAAACGGTTATTTGAGAGCCAGAGGAAGAAGGAGGGCATGGCAATGAAGCGTGAAGAAATTCTTAAAAAAGCAGAGTCCTTAGTCAACGGGCCACGGGCCAAAGAATACGGCGATGCGTATGAAAATCATGCTAGAATTGCCGCAATGTGGTCTATTCTTTTAGATAAAGAAGTCTCAGTGTCTCAAGTTTATCAGTGTATGGTTGCTGTGAAGCTTGCTCGTCTTAGGGTAACACCCGAACATGAGGATAGCTGGGTAGACATCTGCGGATATGGAGCTCTGGGTGGTGAAGAATAGAAAAGTTAATAAATCAGAACCCCTCATACGCTTTATTCGCGTTGAGCAATTAGACTATTACCTTCAACAGGGTTGGCGTGTTCTCAAAATGGGGACGGAAATAGCAACTATATATTGGAAATGATATGCTTCAGATGCACATGGAAACCCCTAAGTCAGAGTGGGTGCCACCGGCAGAACTGCCAGACATCTTTGATGCCGAACAAATCGCCATCGACGTTGAAACACGCGACCCTAATATCAAAACAAACGGGCCGGGATGGGCAACGGGTGACGGCGAGGTTGTAGGCTACGCCATAGCAGTTGAAGGCTGGTTTGGTTACATACCTATACGCCATGAACACGGCGGTAATCTGGATGAGCGCATAGTCAATAAGTGGCTAAAGAAGGTCTTTGAGTGCCCCGCTGACAAAATCATGCACAACGCACAGTATGATGCGGGTTGGATACGCCGGATGGGTTTCACCATCAATGGGCGCATAATCGACACAATGATTATCGCATCCCTGCTAGATGAAAACAGGTTTAGTTACAGCTTAAACAACGTAGCCTATGATTATCTGGAGAAGATAAAAGTCGAAAAAGGTTTGAGAGAAGCCGCAATAAGCTTCGGGCTCGACCCTAAGTCAGAAATGTGGAAGATGCCCGCCATGTATGTCGGCCCCTACGCCGAAGGCGATGCCACTTTGACGTTGGCCCTTTGGAACCATTTCAAGATAGAGTTAGAGAAACAAAAACTTTGGAACATAGCCAACTTAGAACTGGACGTATTACCCTGCTTAATAGACATGACATGGCGCGGAGTACGGATAGACCAAGACAGGGTGGAACGCACAAAAGACGCCCTGTTCAAAAGAGAAAAGGCCGCGCTTCAAAAGATAAAGGATATGTCCGGACTAAATGTAGAAATTTGGGCGGCACGATCCCTGTCAAAAGCATTTGACCAACTAAGCATAGCCTACCCCAAGACAGAAAAAGGCGCACCGTCCTTCACGAAACAGTTTTTGTCTGACCACCCGCACGAGTTTCCCAAGCTGGTAGTCGAAGCCCGCAACCTGAACAAGACCAGCGGTACGTTTCTTAACACCATAATGAAACATTGCCGGTCAGACGGGCGCATACATAGCCACATTAACCAGATTAGATCTGACGATGGCGGCACGGTATCGGGGCGCATTTCAATGTCTAACCCCAACCTGCAACAGATACCGGCTCGCGACCCTGAGTTAGGACCTATGATACGCAGTCTATTTTTGCCGGAAGAAGGCGAGCAATGGGCGGCTATAGATTTCTCGCAACAGGAACCACGGATCTTGGTCCATTATGCACATGTTTTAGGCAATTCACGCGGTCATGTTCCGTTCAGAGGTACAGAGGAGTTTGTAGAGGGGTATAGACATAACCCTGATATGGATTTTCATACGATGGTTGCAGAGATGGCGGGCATCAATCGTAAGCAAGCGAAAACAATTAACCTTGGCATGATGTATGGCATGGGCGTGAACAAGCTGGCTGACCAGCTAGATATCCAAGTGGAAGAGGCCAAAAGTCTTATCACGCAATACCATGACCGCGTCCCATTTGTTAAAGGACTAATGAACGGGGTGATGCAACACCTAAATGGTAAAAAAAGCGGCGGGGCGGTTAGCTCTATATTAGGGCGAAAGTGCCGCTTTAATTTATGGGAGCCCGCTACATTTGGTATGTCAAAAGCTTTACCTTACGACCAAGCAGTAAATGAGTACGGCGAAACATCCCGTTTAAAGCGGGCATACACCTATAAAGCTTTAAACAGGCTCATCCAAGCGTCTGCCGCGGACATGACCAAGCAAGCTATGGTAAACATTCACAAAACCGGACGCATTCCCCTAATCCAAATACATGATGAGATTGCTATTTCTGTAAAAAGCACAGAAGAAGCAAAAGAGGTTGCAAAAATTATGGAAAATGCAGTATCCTTGGAAGTGCCAAGCAAATGCGACGTTGAAATCGGCCCATCTTGGGGCGAAGCAAAGTAGTTTTTTCATGGTTTTCTCCTCCCTAAACTGGCTCCGCTTCGGCGGGGCCTTTTTTAGTTGCAATCTTGTATACAATCCTATATAGTCCTTTACAGATAGAGTGGTTGAAGAACACCCGCGCGAAACCTTTGAGATTTATCTCGCATAAGGTCCATCCTACGGTTCCAGTAGGCCCCTTTATCTGCTTTAACGTGAGAGGTAATGATGGATATAACTAAATGGAAATCTGTTCTGGTGCCGATTGAGGTTTATACCGAAATCAAAAAGACCGCCAAGGCAGAAGGCCGGACTATCAGCGGACAATTAAAAATTGTTTGGGAAGTCTATAGAAAATCTATGCAGAATAAGGTCTAATTTAAAAAGACGGAAATTTAGCCTAAAAAAAATTTAGCTATTGGATGGGAGTTTCTGGGATGTTAGGAAGGATGTGTAGTTTGTGTGGCGCAAAAGCCACGGCAAAAGATGGTAAGGATTGGTTATGCACGGACCATTGGTTAATGGTGTGGGCTCCAAAGAAAAAAATTTGCGAAGAATGCGGGGGTGAGGGCCGGTTAGAATATGAACGCCCTGTTGTCGATTGGGATCATGGCGGTTATCTTGAAGGATATATGGATGATTGCGAGACATGCAACGGTTTAGGAGAGCTTGAATATGATACGGCCTAAAAATAGAGAACTGCAATACAGCCCCACTGTTTCTGACAAACCCTTTGGAGAGGCTGGAAAGATGCAAGAACTTTTAGAAAATTCTATGTGTCCACGGTGCCATACCAACCTGCCACCTGTCGCGGTCCACGGACATATCCAATGTTCCGCCTGTAAATTGTATATAAGCGAGTGCTGTCAGGGAGAACGAAATGATATGCCCGAAGTGTAAATCAAAAAGTAAAGTTTATAACAGCAGGGCTCACGCGAACACGATACGACGCAACCGCGAGTGTCTGGAATGTACGCACCGCTATGTCACTGTGGAAACATTAGAGAGAAAAGTTAATAAGCGGGTCAAGACTATAAAAGCCCCGCCAATTAAAAAACCAAAGTTTGAAGACATGAACTTTGATAATATGACAGACGAAGAGATAGAAGCGGCACTTTTTTCTGATTAGTTAAAAAAGTTCTTGCATATAAGCGTGTAAGCGTATATATAAGAGAGGTCCCGTATGAAGCCCTCAAGGTTGGTTTGCCCCCGCCTTGGGGGTTTTCTTTTAGGCTTGACATCCCATAGGTATGGGAGTATATAGAATTATGTTAAACAATTAGCTAAACGGGAGACGTAAATGGCTAGAAAGAAATGGAGCGACTCGGCTCGCAAGAAGCAGTCCAAAATTATTAAGAAGATGTGGGCTGATAAAAAGAAAACCAAAGACACTCGCGAACCGTGGGTGATTGCTCAAGAAAAGCGGGAAGCGGACCGCGAAGCAAAAGTTAAAGCTCTGCGCGAAGTTATGACTGCGGAACAAATGGAAGCCGCTCTTGCCGCCGCGATAGTGATGCAGGATTTTATCTGCGACTATCAAGAAGAGTTTGAAATCTATCGTGCGTCTATCCCTCGTGATATGGTAACCGCCAAAGCAAAGCTAGAGAAAGCTTTTGGCATGATTTCTGGCGAGGGTTACCAACCCCCTAAATACGGAACGGATGGCGACGATGGATGAATATACAAAATCGGAGGAAGATTTTCAGTCTGCGGCTGACGAAATGGAAGCCCTGTTAAACCGATTTGAAGTTGCAGGTTATGACGGCGGAGCATCAATGGGCGGCGCAATGCAAGCCCTTATATTTAGAATGGCTATGGGCGCACCAGACGCGGCCACCGCATTAGGTTTCATGGGCTCTTGTATGAGCACAGCCGCTTACGCTCTAACAGAAGAAAACGGAACGGAGCATTAAAAGACGCCCCTAGTTGAAAGACTGGGGGCTTTTTTGTTTGACACTCCTATCTTTGTGTGTTAGGTATGGGATAAGTCTTATATTAACTACGGGAGAATAAAATGCAAGATTTGAAAATAGTTTTGGATTTCATGTTGGAATACGGCAAGGACGGCTCTTTACCAAACATGGATGCGGGCGGTTCAGGTGATATAGCGTATGAAGCCGCTCTGCGACTAGCTGAGTCTAAAGCACCGGCTGGTAAAGGGCAGGGAAACATAACCGAATACAAACTGTTTCAAGACCTGCATCAAATGGTTTCTGGCACCGATGTCACCTACAAGCAGGTAGATAGTGATTTGGATGAAGAGGGAGACGTTACTGTTTTCTTCTCTAACGTAAAGGGTGGTGGCAATGAATAAACAAGAATTGATAGATGAGTGGGACGCTATTGCCTCCTCCCTAGCTCCGGAAAACCTACATGAGGATGGCGAGATTAGCCAAGCCGAAGCCGACCAGAAATTTATGGAAATTCATAACGAGGCAAAAGCCCTGTTTCAAAAGATGCCCTGCCCGCAGGATATCATTGATAGGTGCGACGATGACCTCTCTATGTACGCTGAACAGAAAGAAAAATATCACCCAGATATTTTCTCTGTAAAGGATTTAAAAGACCGTCTTGCCCAAGTTGGTCTGCCCTTTGAAGAAGTTGAGAGCGGTTCAGACGGTGTAATTTGTTTATGTTTTGCAACCGATGATGAGGATTATAATGAGTGAGTATCTGCCCGTCGAAGGCTGTGAAGAGTGCGAGTTCTTTGAAACAGCCTGCCCTGAGTGCATTCTATATGGCGAAGCCAAGAAAGATGATAAAGATGGAAAAAGCTGATGTAATTAATGGTGTGGCGCGGGACATGGATTGGCCCACCGCCGTCCAACACCTCAATCAAATAGTCGCGCTCTACGCATCACGGATCGCGGCCGAAGGCCAATATAGCCGCGAAGCCGTGGCACGGTCTATCGAAATTCAAGCCGCTTGGAAACGGATACAACAGGGGTGAGCGATGACTAAATG